TTTAAAGATTGGCAAATATAAGGAATTCTATGGATAAACAACAATTCAAATACAGGATTAGGATAAAACGGTTCCGTCCAGAGCAGTTCGGCACTAGGACAAAGCGTAATCCGATTAAGCTAACAACTAAATATATTTTCTCCCTTTCCCCTTGCCATTCCAAAAACTTTCCCCATATTTGCAGTGCACTACATTTGAATCAGGCGAGTGAGCGCCGACTGCTTTGCCGTTGGCTTTTTTTATGCCAACCGGTAAACTACATATGATATTATTATAATACAAAGGTTCCGACCCCCGTGTGGAGCGTTAATGCGCCCACTGCCTGATTCAGGTGTAGTGCAACGGGAAAGCGGGACCTTTCTTTTGTTTCCCCTCTCCTTATCTGTTAATTTATCGTTTCATTTAAAGCACTACTAAAATGAAAGCAAACGTATTGACCTCAGGCTACGCGCCTGCCAAAGCAAGCACCTACTTGCAAGTGATGAACCGCCTTGCCACGGCGAAAGCACGGGTAACCGCCCAAGTAAAGAAACTATTGGCCGCAATGGACTGCCCCATCGAGACGGCAGCCGACGCTCACTATGTGAAGTGTACCTTGGCTTGCCTCCTATCCCCCATCTGCCCGCCCCTCCTGGCTGTGGCTGCCTACCAACTGTATCAAGCCCAAACGAAGAAAGGAGGTACGATATGACAAGAAAAGGAACATATGATTGCACCGACTTATACATCGAGAAAAAAATACGCTACGAAGAAGGAGGCTTCTTTGATGGGAATTTCTACACCTTGCACATAGGCGGAGATACGATTTCCTGCCTTATCATGGAGCAACTGAAATATATGCATAAGTTACTGGGACAAGTCATTGAAGCCGAAACCAAACA